CGTTTTCTCCATTCCGTACTCCTTTCAAAAATAACATCTCCCATTCCCTCTTTACGCCGATTCTATTTCACTCTCTTTCTCATATACCTTTTTATACCAGTTATCATAAATTTGTGTTTTGGTAGTCTCTGTCGTTTTCGTTTTGACAAGATTATTATCCGGCCGCGGACTAGCTACAATGGCAAGTTCTGTCGTATTTGGATCCCCACTGTCTTTTGTTGTACTTGAAATAGAGGGTCTGTCAACAGAACAATAATACAACAGATGTCTTGTGGCTTTTACATCCCCTTGGAACTCAAAGAGCAGTGCGATTCTTTTTGTTTTTGCATCGGCACTCTCAATCATCACACCTCCATCTGTCTTTTCCTCACCAAGCACATCGCTTCTAAATTCATCCGGCGTCCTGGCGATTGTCAAAGTACCTTCGTATCCCTGATTATTCGGGGCCGTATAATAGTCAATATCATCTGCCTTAAATCGAACCATATCTCCACTTTTATCCATCGTAATGGACACCGCACCTGGAATTTTCGTTGGTGTTCCGTAAGTAATGGCTCCGTCGTCCCCTTCTGTAATTACCGCATAATGTACATTTCTTAATCCAAACTCAACTTTATTCCTTGCTTCTCCTGGCATAATTTCCTCCTAAATTCTAATTTCATAAGCTTTTAAAAACATCTCTTCTGAATCCAAATAATCCTCATAAGATTCATAAACAAGATGGTTTTCATTTAATAATTTCTTTACCTGTTCTTCCAAATCCAGCTTTTTCTCTTCTGTGTATACTTCGATCGTAACCGCATACCCCTCATTATAAACTTCATCGTCTGCATAGAAGCCGATATCCTCATCCGCATAATACAGTATGTAGGGAAGTTCCGGTACCTGGCCCGGAGCCCATTTCAGATATGCCAGCGGCAATCCCAGCGTATTCAACACTTTTTTCAGCTCTGGCAATGTCATTGTCCTAATCTCCTTTCTATTTCCTCCACATACTGTTCCACACACTCTTTCTCCACCTTTTCAATATGTGGATATGCTGGACTTTTCCCAACTTTTCTTCCCCCTCTTTTCAATGCATGCCCCTTTTCTAGAAGATGGGTCAGCCGATATTCTCCTCTCCCAGCATGAATAATGATCCCATTTCGGTCTGTAGTACGCGCCCAGCTTTTGGCATATTTCCCACTCTGCCTTCCCTTAGGGCTTTCTTCTTTCAGTCTCTTTACCGCATCTTCTGACACATCCATCGCGATATCCCAGACTGTTTCTTTTATCTCATCGGTGTATTCTTTTAGCTGCTTTTCGATCTCAAACGCAAGTTTTTCTGGCCGAATCCCCTCTCTCGGCATCTCGATCACCTACTTTCTCCGTACAAGAAAGCTCACATTCTTCCAGATTTTTCCGATATACCCGAAGCACCCGAAGTTTTCTTCCTTGAAAAATAACGATGTTTTCTCCGCCATATTCATATGGGTGTACCGTAAGCATCTCTGAAATCTCAATTCCATTTTGACCTGCCTTATAAAATTCGGCGCCTGATACCGGAAGTCTGCAACACGACACCGTTCTTTCGCTTATTTGTGGTATCTGCTGCCCTAGTTCATCCTCAATGAAGCCTGAATTTCCAACCAGAATTACTTCCTCATCCCAAGTCAGATTCATCGTTCCTGCACTCCTTTTGTATGATCATATTTTTGAGTCGGTACTGGATGCTCCTTGGTGTCGTTCCATCCTCCGGATGCTGGTATTTCCATGTAGCCCAATCCAAAACAAACATAATATGCTCCGGCCACTCATCCAGTTCAATCCCATGCGTATTTTTACATTCCGATATGATTCCATCAATCAATGCTTTCAGAAGCTTATCCCTTACATCTGTCGAAATTCCCAGTCTCGCTTTTAATAATGGCATGATTTCTTCATTCAACATTCTTTCCTCCACCACATAAATTACTCTTCTTTTTTAATCAGTGGGGTTCCAATCCTGTTCTTATCCGTTGCCAATTCGTCAATCCGTGCTTTTGTCTTTTTTCCTTTATACTCATCACCAACATTATAAATGCGTCCATCGTCCTGCAAATCACGAAATTTTTTGATTACGATATATTTCATTATGCTCCCTCCACTTCCTCAAATTTGGCTTTTTTAAAGTTAAACGTAACGATTTCATTATCATCTACTAATACAGTAAATGTGTCTTCTTGCGTCACTCTGAATACGTTCGTTTTCTCCCACGGAATTGCTTCCTTTGATACCATTCCATTCTTTTTGAATGTCATAGTTGTACCGCTTCCTCCAAGCATAAACGGGAAGAAATACCCTTCCTGTTCTTCCTCCTTTTCTTGGTTAAACCCAGTATAGCCCGTCACGTATTTCAACGTTCCTGTAACGCTGCCATCAACCAGGACGGCAGTGTTACTAATCATCTCAGATACCAGTTTCCCATATATTTGATCTGTCTCTGGTGGAACGCTAACTACTGACGGGTCTATCAGTTTCCCTCCGCACTATTTTTATATGTAATATAAAATCCCGCATCTTCATCTGTTTTTTCTACATCGTAGCGAATAATCCCTGCTAAAAGCTTTCCATAAATCTGGTTATCGATCCACTCCACACTAGTGCGTTTCCGGTCAAAAAAGGCACAAAATGCTTTTGCGTCTCCAACAAATCCAACTAGATTTCCCGCTTCTGTTCCAATCATATCATCATCCAAAACGATTACCGGTCGCCCAAGCAACTGCTTTCCGCTTGCCGCCGTGATCGAATCCTGAAGAAGGTATCTTCCATTTTTATCTTTCAGCTTGTCCAGTTCCGCATACAAAGAGGCGGAAATGTAAAACCCTACTGCATATACCTTTTTAATGTCTTTATTGACAAGATCCTTCAGCCCGTCTACCCCTATTACCTCTTTCGCAGTTGCCTTTTTTAACACAGCCGCAATATCCTTATTCGTTGTATTGCGTGCTTGTGAGGAGATCTCCTCCCTAATCAGACCTGTTACATCATAATCTGCATCGTCAATTACTTCCTGAGAAATCGGAATATATCCTCTTCTTGTCTGTACAGAATACTCAATTTCTTCAATTTCCGGATTTGCGAGTTCTGGATTTTCCGCCAGTTCCGCTACTGTATTCATTGTGCTTCCAGCCTTCGCAATCACCGGATATTTTCCTGACGCGCTATTTACAGACACAATCTTTACATAATTTCTGAGATCAACCACATCTTCCGGCTTCATCTGCGGAGTCAGCAGTTCTTCTGGAATCAGCGCTCCCCCATCTACGGACGTAAATCCATCCCTCATCTGTCCTCTGGATCTTACATAAGCATTAATGCCCGCTCTCGCTTCCTCAAGTTTCGCTTCTTCACTTCCCCTCCCGAGATTTCTATGACTTTCTCCCTTTCCCGGCTTTCCTCTATTCAACTCGTTTTCCTCCTCCCGCAACCCTTCTAATTCTTTTTCCGCCTCAGTTACCTTATTGTCATGAGCTTCTCTTTCCTTGGTATATTTGTCAATCTCTTCCTCGATTGTTCTCTGCTCCTCTTCTGTCTTAGCTTCGCTGATCGCGGTCTCCAGTTCCTTTTCTCTTTTTTCAAACTGTTTTGTCAGATTCCGGAGATTCTCAATCTCTCTTTCCTTTCCTTCGATTTTCTTCGCCAGCATAATCTGTTTTAATGCCATATCTGTTTACCTCCCTATTTTCTTCAACTGTTCATGTTTCCACTGCTGCATACGTTTTTCTCTATGTTGTTCTAACTCTTTATGCCTTGCCTGTATTCCTGTGTCTTCATAGGCCGGGAACGTGCATACGGAAACTTCATGCAAATCGATTTCCTCAATTTTCCACTTCACTGTCCCATCTTCACGCCAGTCGGTTTCTTCTTTCAGGATGTTAAATCCAAACGAACATTGATCCACATCTCCACGTTTTACCCTTTCGTAAAGGTTCATTGCGTCAGAATCCTTTTCATTGACATGGATTTCTCCCCACAAGCCGTGTGAATCCACTGCGAGCCTCAGTGTTCCAGATTTATTTCGTCCTAACACCAATGTAGTATCGTGATTAGCTAATGCCCGGATATCATTTCCAAGTGTATTATTAAACGCGTCTGGGGCAATCTCCTCATATGCTCCCGGCCACAATTCTGTTTCTGAATTAAAAACAGCAAAATATCCTTCTATCACCTTGCCGGCTTCTTTCTCATCCCTGGTCTGGAAATCCGTTTTCGCCGTCCTTGTCAGACTTTTTTTATTACGTTCCTCCATTTTTTCCATCACCACCTTTCAACTTACTTTGCTCTCCTATCATTCCCTGTGGAATAAAGTTCTCCAGAATAACCAGTTCATCCAGCCCCTCCTTTGGCGAATCCCCAATCAAGTTCAATACATCATTTCCTGTATAAATCCCACGGATATAAAGATTCATACCAATCTCAGCAAGTTCTCTTGTATCATAAGCTAAAAGGCTCTTTGAATTACACTTGAAATACCAGTTTGGATTTAATATCAGTCCTTTCGTCAAAGTCTGCTGCAGAGTATCCGCAATCGCTTTAATTCTGGTCCTGATGAAGTTGTTGTACTCATCTTTATTGAATGTCCCGACTCCTAAAATAAAAGCTGGTACATCCAGCAATGCTGCTACTGTACGTTTGTCTATCTCCACCGATTCGTTGATTGCGATATCCTTTAAGGACAGTGGTTTTATTTCTGAAACTTCCATTAATTCAGCCGGAATCACCCATGGTTCACCTGGTTTGGCTTCTCCAAGATATTTCTTTTTTACCTGTGCCCTGCCTGCTTCGGTCGCAAGTTCCTCTGTATTTGCATCCACCTTTATAATAACGCTTGGCATATACTGCCCACTCATAAATGTCTTTTTTGTCGCGTTTGCCTGTTTCAAGTTATTCGCCACGTCTTTTAACGGTATACGATATCCTGTCCCCTTCCACGGCCGTTCTGGATCTGGATTGATCGTAAAATGCAATACTTCATCAGCCTCATATTCTCTGTTTTCATATAGAATCTTATATGAATCACCACCGTTTTCTTCCATAAAGCTAACTCCATTCGGCCTAAGGGGTTTTAATTCCCGAATCAGTCCATTTTCCATAATCGGAAGCACTACCGCATTTCCATCACCTGGGAGAAGCATAGAATAGACAATATTAAACACCCATGCTTTTCTTGTCATTAAAGAATAGGGTTCGATATCTATTTTCCTTGACAACTCATTTTTGATTCTGACGTCTCCACTCTCCTTATTCTCCATCAGGTGAATAGTCATCCCAGATACTAAATCTGCTATTTTTTGGCAAGCCGCGCGGATTTCTGGATTCTCTGACAGCCGGACGTATCCTGATGGCAAGATAAAATCTGAAAATGTTGCGCCCTTATAAACGAATACTTTACTCTCATTTTGTGGATCAGAACGAATCTTGTTTTTCTTCTTTTTCTTTGACACACCCTCACCTCCTTTTACCGCTATCTATTCAGCCATTTGCTTGCCGCATTTCCAAGTGCCAGATCTTCAAGATATTGGCAACATGAAAAAACTCCGGCATCAAATAGATCTATTCTTCGAACACCGCCATCTCCATCCACTTTTTCGTACTGTATCATGTCATCTGTCTTTTCGATTGCTCGCACATTCTGCACACAATACTCAAATGCTTCGGAATGTACATAGTAAAATTTCTTATTTTTAACTGCCACCTCTATGTGTCGAAATCCTTCGGATTTCACATAAAAATATTGAGGCTGGTCTTGAATTCTGAATCCTGCTTTCTTCATCTTCAGAAAAAATTCTCGTCCGAATTTTTTATCAAATCCCACTTTTTTGATGCGAAATCCTTTTTTCTTCATAGTTAGAAACCAATTTACAATATCGTCCGGAAGTACTGTCGCTGTATTGCTCATTGTAAGCCACCCATCTTCTTCCCATCCAAAAAGTGGGATCCCATCTTCATCCGCTTTTCTCACAGCCGCAGCTCTTGGAAAGAACGCATGTGTAATACAGATATCCACACCTTTATAAGAACCATACAGGGCACCAGATGTCAGATCATGCAATTTCGACAGATCCGCTCCTCCATACCAATTAATCGGAAGCTTGGCAAGTTCTTCTAATGTCCATTCATACTGGTTATCCGAAGCCCGAAATTCATTGATATCAAAATAGGCGTTCAAGGCGTTCGTGAAGATATTCAGCGTTTTATTTAGATATTCGGTTCTTAACTGTGGTTCATTCATTGCCTGCTCCGCATCGGAAATCAAATCTTCCAGAGTAACCGTTACACCGATTGATGGCGTGCACATCCGCAAAACTTCCGGATCATCCATCCTTGTGATCTTACCTTTGCTATTTAATATATTGCCTTCCTCATCTTGATCCGCCTTACAAATAAATATGAAATAGGAATCGTATGTCTTGTCTGTTATACTTCCATTTAACACCTTTTGTAATGTTTCCAGTCTATTCGCAAGAAATCCGTCTGGAATATCTCCCGCAGTCGATATTCCAATCAACAATTTATTCCGATATGCTTTCATCGCATTTTTCATCAATGTGTATTTCTTTGCTCCGGCGCGTTTCCAAGAATGAAGTTCATCCAGGATCAAACAATTACAGTTCAATGAATCCAACTTATCTTCCTGATTTGCAATAGCGAAAATATCCGCTGTACCGTCTCCAAAATCGACCGCGATGGAATGTTCCTGATTATTATCCCGGATTCTCAGTTTCCTTACATTCGGTTTCAAACCCAACACATTATCAACCAGGAAATTGAAACTCTCTAATGTTTGCTTTACGGAATTCGCCACAATATATGTTTTTGCCCCAGATCGCCTGTCGAGGATGCTCTTCGCTTCTGCCAAAGCTGCACTAAATGAGGTTTTTCCTTGTTTTCTGGGTAAAAAAATAAGCGCTTCATTAAAGCGCCGGATCTCTGTCCCTTTACGGAAGAAACCAAACAGATTAACAATTACAAATTTCTGCCAATCTGTTAATTTCATCAGTTTTCCTTTATAGCTGTTGCCTTCCTTATCTTCTCCTTGAACATGATGTATCGTCCCCTCAATCATAGCAATCACAAAATCAAATTGCTCCTGCCTGAAATCCAAATCCGATCTTTCCAAATCTTTTAGAAATCTATTACATGCAAGAATCCGGTCCTTATTTGCCAGAATCTTCTTCGATACAATGTTCTTTGCGTATTTCACAGCCGTCTGAAAATGCGGTGAAGAAATATTAGTTAAATCCATGTATTATGTTTGCCCTTCTAAGAGCCTCGCAAATACTGACTTCTCTTTTTTCGGCTGTTCTATCTCCGCATTGTATGTTTTAGCATTTAACATCAGACGGTCCGAATAGGTTCCAATATCCTTTCGCAGGTTCTCTAGGCTTGCCAAAATTGGCGATTTTTTTCCACCACTTTTTTCTGTATCGATAGTTGCCTCAAACCCTTCTTCTTCAAATTTTTTACTTAGAATATTATACTGGTACAGCATATCGGAATAAACCTCAACCACTTGATTATACTGTATTTTATAGGTTCCCAGCTCTTTCATGTAATTGATTGTCCTCTTTTTTATACTGTCCCTTGTGGGCGTACTTTTTGCCAATTTGGTCCACTTCCTTTCCTCCGGAAAAAATATTTTCAAATATTCCCGCTATTGGAAAGAGTCCTCTAGCCCGTTTCTCCAATACCGATTTCTTTTTTCACAAAGGGAGGGGGGCCTTTCTTTCCATTTATCAAAATCTTTTTTTCTTTTTCTCTGCCAATACGCACCAACATCTGTGATTTTATTTGTCTTCCTGTCATGCATCTGATTATGATATTCTTTCGACAGGCTAATCAAATTCCAGCTCTTCAATGCAAGTTCTGGATACTCTTCTAATGGATAGATGTGATGTACTATCACTGCTTCCATATACTTTCCATACCTTTTTGCCTCCTGACATTGAAAATGATCCCGTCTAAGTATCTGTTCCCTTTTCTTCTCCCATTGTTTTAATTTATAGAAATTTTTCAACTGTCTCATATCTCACCCCCATTCAAAAAGCATCCGGTTTCCCGGATGCTCTCTTCTTATTCCTTATTCGATTGGTCTATAAACTCCTTCATCATCTTAGTGATCTGCGTCCCCATCGCAATTCCTTTGCTTTTGCACACAGCCCGGAACTCTTCTGCCACTTTTTCATCGACTTTGTAGGTCTTTGAGACAAGCCCCGCCTTTGCGTCCCACTTATCCTGTGGCCTAACCTTTTTCTCTTCCATCGCTCACCTCGTATACAATATTCAAAATATTAGATATCACGCTTATAATCAACGCAGTTCCAATGATCCAGTCAAGCCCTTTTGTCACAGCGTAGTACCCAAGCAGGAAGAGAGATAATAAATTTGATACAATTATACTTTTTCTCATAGATTTATTTGCTGAGATGACTTATAATATAGGCGATGGGTGGCAAGCCCACCGCCTAGCACCTATTTGAAAAACGTCTCATAGATTAAGCAAATCGCAGTTACCAGACCGTTTATTATGCTGACTATGAGTGCCGCTTTTTCAAGTCGGTGCTTTTTCTTATGTTTTTTAGCCATCTCCATTCTCCTTTCCTCATTTCTTGATTCTATTATACTATATACGTATACGTACGTCAAGGGTTTTAGAGGAAATTTCCAATAGGAACGGCAGGCCTCGAACCTGCAACCGCCCGGATATAAGCCGTTTGCTCTGCCATTGCGCTACGTTCCCGCATGAGAAAAGCACCCCGAAGGGTGCTAACTACTAACTTTAATTTTCAATCTCATAACTTTTCATAAAAAATTTTATGAACTTTAATCCAAATGATGTAATTCTATATGATTCACTTTTGGGAACATTTTTAATCCTTTTTAATTTAGGATCTTTCTTTCCTTTAGCAATATCTTCAACATATTTAATAACATTCTCAATATTCTCATATATTTTTTCTTCATTTTTACTCTGAATTAATCCCAAACGCTCAAGCTTTTCTCTTATCATACCTGCTTGTGAATTATCAATTTGGCATTCGTTCATTAGTTTGTATATATCATCATTGTCATCCCGCTCTATATATGTCGATGCATATAGTTTTAGCAATCTCAAGTCCAATAAGTTCAACTGTGAAAGAGTGTCATAAAACATAAGAACCACATCTTCCTGCCAATTAATCCCTCCCGCTATATTAGTAAGTCCATTCACAATTAATCCAATCTTTTCTTCTTGCTTTTCACTTTGAACAAAATCTGAAACCAATGGAAAAAAATCATACCTAAACTTCTTTCTCATTTCAGTGTCCAACTTCTCTAAACGTTCATTAAACTCACGCTGTCTTTCGTAAATAAGCGATATATACTTCTCCCAATTACGTTCCCAGCGCCTTTGCTGATATGCAACCATAACGCCTCCAATTCTAGGCGACAACATGCTAAATGCTCCACTTGTAGCTTCCAGAACAGTACCTTTCAGCATTTCCTCTGCCAACTTTGGAATAGCATCTTCTGCCAGAACTTCTCCCATTACACCTTTAGTAGCACTTATCAAATCTTGTATTTTATTTTCCAATCCTAATTCCTCCCTCTCCTCACACCAAAACCCACTTTTATAATATTTCATCTTCTGGCAACTTTCAAGAAAAACGCTCCACACTTTTTTGTAGAGCGCCTTTCTTGTATGTAGTGTTCGAGGGAGAAAATTGTCTGAGCTCAACAGCCCATCCAGAAGTGCTTCATCCACTTCTTTCAGCATATACTATAGCAATTTAAATCGTGACATGTGTGACATTCGTGACAAACTTTATTTTTGTCTCATAAATCTTTCAAATTCTTTTTTTACACCATTCTCTGTACAATTCTTACCCATCAAAGTAGCCACTTCTTCCCAGCTCAGCCGGTTGAAAAACTTGTACCGGATAATCCTCTGCATCCGGAACGGAATCTCCTTCATCCATTCTTCCACTCCAAGCTTCAGATCCGAAGCTACCTTCCTCTGCTCTTCCAGAATCCTCTTCTCTCTTGCCAGCGTAAAGGCATCTGCTGCCGTCTCAACCGATCCGCCCAGGCTAAAAGACCGCTCTTCGTACGGCCAGTCTGGATTACTCCCCCGAACCTTGTCCTGAACAAACCTCTTTTTCTTCTCCAGCTTCTTGATCTCCGCTTCCGTCTCCTTGATAAACTCGCAGGCATCTATGTAGTCTTCAAGAATCTTTTTGTCCATCGGCATCACCTCCAATCCCAAACTTCTTCGCCATGTACTGTGCAACATCAACCGACTTATACGTCTGACGCTTGAAATTCTTCCTGGCATCCTCCCGCACATCCGTCTCCAGGCAGTCATAGTGATTCGCTGTATCAATCTTCTTTTCGTGTTCCATCCTGTTTCGTTTCAATTTCTTCTCCTTTCAAGCGGGATCGGATATCCGTCCGGCAACCCTCTAATAAGTTTTTCAAGTGTCTCCAAACTAATTTTTTGTATTGATACATAAGCTGTATTTTGACATGTATCAAGTTCTCTTCTCTGTGCGTTAATTCCGTCGATTATCTCTTTCCTTAAGTTAGGTGTAAGAGGTTTAATAACTGTCATTTCATTCTCCTTTCTCCGATCGGTATGGATCTGGAAGATATCGCCAAGCTTTCACATCTATTCCCAAATCTGTTATGTAGTTATATGGTTTCCATACTCCTCCGCACTGACTTCCAATAGTTACCCATTTTATATTGTTGTACATGCTAATAATTACAATTTGTCCATCTTCCGGCAAATGCTCCTCCACCGGAATCCAGCCGTCATTTCCCATGTGCTTGTGGATGATTTCTTCTACAATGCCTTTTGCCCTTTCTGTATAAAACATTGCATTTTGAAAATATTTTACTTGTTCATAATTGTGTTTTGAAAGTGCTGTTTTTCTACATTCATCATCAGCAATAGTCAGATTTTCAAATCTGTCATTTATTTCTTCCAGAATCTTCTCTAATTCCTGCATGTCAATCCTCCTCTTTATCTCCTTAATATCCATTTACCCAGTCAAGGTATTCAAGGCCAAGCCAATTTTTAAAACATGCAAGATTCCTACATCCTTCGTAATCGTGGTTTTTCCATCCGCAATAATTTTCGCAGTTTCTGCACATTTCATGTAATTCCTCACAGCAATCTTTTTTGTTCAAATATTGTTTTCGGCTTTGATATACTTCTTCTAACTGCCTTTCTGTTTTTTCTCTTAACATGTCAGTCCTCCTTTAACATCCCTGTAT